TTTTCTTCTTCAGGAAGAGCTTCAAAGTTTTCAGTAAACTGTTGTTCTGTTATTTGCATATTTATCTACCAAACCTTTTTATTATTTTTAATCCATATCAGGATCATAGCCACTGTCTAATGAATTATCATCACTAGTTGATGTACTTGAACTACTACTACTAGTGTCATTTTGATTTTCTAATTGTTGTTTGTCTGCTTCTAATTCTTCTTTAGTATTTGCTATTCCTTGAGCAACATCACTTGGATCAACACCAAACTTACTTACATCCTCTAGTTCACTTATAACGTCAGCAAGATTTTTTCCTGTGTTCGTACCTAAAGCTTCAGCAGGATCAGTTGATATATCTACTCCTTCACCATTATTTATTAAATTTGTTACTCTATTTCTACCATCTATAGTTGATAAATCTATTTGATTAACTCTAGCAGTTTCTGCAATTTGTCCCATAGTTTTTTGTGTATCTTGACCATAACCAATAGTTGTGCTACCTGTTAATGAAGTGTAAGCCGCTTCAAGATCAAAACCATCTCCAATAGAATTACCATTTGCATCAAACCCTACACTACTAAAAACATCGAAATCATTATCAAAATAATTTTGTATTCCTGATATTACTGACTGTCTTGATCTTCTTTGTTTTCTTTCTTCTTCTCTTTGAGCCATAAGGCTAGGATCAACTAACATTGATGTCATAGCCCCTACTTGAAGCATTTGTTGTGCAAATTCTTTAGGGCTACCTTTAATACCAAGTGAACTAACAAGGTTAGCTAATTCTGAATTATATTGTGCAGCTATTTCAAATCCCTCTAAATTATTAGTAGGACTACTTGGATCATAAAAAGGGTCCTCAAATGTCATTCCTGATCTTGCAAGAGAACTTAAATCTAAATCTAAAATATCTTTAGGAGAATTAATTTCAGATAAATCTACGCTTCTAGTTCCAATTGTAGGGTCATTAATAAAACCTACTAGTCCTTGATCTGTGAACCCAATTGCTACTTTTCCAGTGGGGCTTTCAGAAAAAGCTCCTGAAGCAGCCATAGAAGAATCTTGTCTATGTTCCTCTAATATTTTTTCTTTATTCATCATAAATTCACCAAACATAGCAGTTACCCCTAAAATATTACCGGGAACAGCAGAAGCAATGGCTGAACCTAATTTGGGGGTGGCTAATTCTCCTGTAACTGCATCTGTAACGTAATTATAACTATAATCAAAAGGTAATCCACGAACTTCATTTAATACAGGATTATCTGTTCCGTATGTTAAATTATTACTAAAAGATTGAGTGCCTCTTTGTAATGAACCAATAGGATCAGTTACTATTTCATTAACTATACTAGATACCTTTTGTATTTGATCACTAACAGAAAACTGTGACAGACTTTTTACGGTGTTAGATAAACTAAATAAACCTCCTGCAAAATTAATCATATCAATAGGATTATTTATTGATACTTTTGATAACGAATTTATACTCTTAGCTAAATCTCCTACTGGACCTAATGCTCCAAATGCAGCACTAGTTGCTACTCCTCTGGCTAAATCCTCTGGTGATGCTCCTGCAACTGTTGCTCCTACTATTGATGGGCCAAATTGTGCTACTGTTTGTGCAGCAGGAGAACCTATTCCAAAAGCAGGTTGACCTTGTGGTGTAGAAACATTAAAGTCTGTTACTTGATCTCCTCCTACTTGATTAACAGTAGGAGTCTTAACCATGTTTAAATCTGCAAGGTCAACATTTACTTGTTGTACTATATTATTTACAAGTTCTTCTTTAGCGTTTTCTATACTTAAAGGAGAATTAAAATCTACTTTATCTATTATAGGAGATAAAGCTTCTTGTATATCAATAGAAGATGATGCGGATAAATTTAAAGGTTGTTTTTTACGTTTTTTTACTCCTAATTGTTCAAGCTCTAACGATATACCTGTACCGCCTCTTACGTTAATGTTAGCATCAGGAACTTGCTCCATATATACTGGTCTTGGAGCACCTGAAGCCCTTGCTAAAGCTTGTTGAAGTTGTTGTGTGCTAGTCGCCACTCTTTAAATAAACCTTTTGTTGTTCATTAACTTGATCTTTTAAGCTAATTAAATAATCAACCAATTGGAGCTTGCCCTGCAGCCGCCTCATCTCTAAGTCCGATTGTTCCTTCATTAGCTGGTCCTGAAGGTTGTTCTGGAGTTCCTGTAGGTGATCCTTCAGGCTGTCCCAAGGGGCTTGGCTGTTGATTAGCGGCAGGAGCACCTTGCACGTTTCCTTGTTGAGCATTTAGTCCTCTCAATACTTCTGCAAATATCTGTGCATCATTTATATCATTTACGAGTAAATCAGGATCAATGTCCTGTGATATTGCAAGTTCTCTTACTAAGTTAGGTATTTTTACAAACGGAGCAAGCATTGGATTCATCACAGTTTGTAGTAATGTCACTAACCTTTGGCTACGCACTTCTTTTTGCATAACAGCAGAAGTGCCTTGTGGTTTAATTTCAAGATCACCTTTAATATCAGGTCTGTCTTGATTAAACTGCATATTCCAAAAGAACATAGACTCTCCCATAGGTTTAAGAAGAAAGTCATCAATATTTTTAATAACAGTTTTAATACTAAGATTAGCACCACCAAGAAGCATACTTAGTCCTGCAGCAGTACGTCCTGTGCCTGACACGCCTGTTTGACCATGCATGATGCTAGGAAGTCCAGTCTCTTCATCTGCTAATTGTCTAGCAGCTTGATACATCTGTATATTTTCAGGAGCAGTATTAGGAAACTTAACTGCATTAATTGCAGTCCCTGTAACTCCTGATTGTCTTCTAAACACTTTGCCGGGGTAAATATCGTAGTTTTGTCCCGGCACAAGTGATGCTTCATCTACATCAAATACCACATTACCTGCAAGAGCTAAGTTATCAATAGCCATACGAATGTGACCATTCATAAGCAACTGTGCATCTTCCATATTTTCAGGTATACCAACTCCAAACAACTGATATGGATTTATCTCATAAGGAACAGCAAAGAAAGGTATGCGATATGGTGTAAAAGGATTTAACACAAGTCTAAGAACCATGTTACCACAAATCCATGCATTTACTGGCACTTCTGTAAGATCATCCATATCAATAGGAAGACCCATATCTGAGGCTAAGTTTGCATCAAGATTACCCCAATATTCAAGAACTTCAAAACGATCATTACTCTGTTGCACTTCCATATTTTCATTACGAATAGTATCTTCAAAGTATTTGTCATCATAATTAGGACCTTGATCTAAACAGGCTGCTATAGTTTCAGGATTAAAGAAAGGTTTATCCATAAGATCACGCATTTGACTAGGATTAAACCTGTGTCGTTGAACAACATAAGAACAATCTTGCACACTTGTAGCAGCAGGATCAGGATAAAAACTCCAACATGAAACAGATTCAAGTCTTGGAACTACCTTTTTGTAAGGCATATATTGTTTATCGTCCCAATTATGAACAGTCTTTGATTCATTAAGAGGTCCTTTTACAATTCCTGTACCTAGTAAAGCACATTCAAATATAGAGTTACGGAAAACATTTGTTGCATTGTTTTCGTGAAGTTGATCATGTATTATTTTTTCTAACAAACGTGCAGTTTCACGAGAAGGACTAATGGTAGGCTCACCTATACGACTAGGACCTTCAGCAAGATTAGCCCCCTCATATTTATCTTGCAACCCTCCTAAAAATGTAGCTTCAGTTGCTCCCGGTTTTAATTCTTTACCATCACCGGGAAATCCAAAAGGACTTTCAGGAACTTCTTCTTGTTGTGCCTGTCCTGTAGTATCAAGATGTGCAAATTCTGCTACTCCCTCTGGAACAGGGCTTGATTCAACTACAATGGGAAACTTCTTATTTGCAAATAAAACATCAACTATTTGTCCATAAGCAGCAAGAACTTTTGTTTTTGTAATCTTTAAAAATACTCTGCTTCTTTCAGAATCACGAAATTGTGTATCCCCATCATAGATACCACGAAAGTTTTTATATGCTTTTAGCCAACGTTGTTCATGCTGATAACGACCTGTTTCAGCATCTTCAAAACGTGACCTTACTGTTTGTGCTACATTGGTAGCAGTCTCATCTACAAAGACTGCACCAACTGCATCTCCTAGTGGCGAATCAGCCATGAGGTTTCCTCTTTATTAGTAGTCGCGTTGCTCTGCAAGTGAATCAAAGTTAGCATCAATCATGTTCTCACCTTTACGTGGCATATCTACCTGTAAAGCTTCACGATCAATAGGACCCACTAGCATTTGATCTAGCCCTTCACGAAACAATTGTGCTTCATTTTCACTTGATAGTTCACCTTGTTTTTTCATCATTCCCATGATGTATCCTGCGTCATTATTGTAATTCATAGCTTTCTCCTTTTAGTAGCCAAATACAGAATCAAAAGCTTGAGGTTGTTTTTCTTTTATCTTATTCATCATAGAATTAATGGTAAGATGTCCTCTAGCTCTAGTCATGCACATATAGCGCAGTGCATCATACGCATGGTCATCCGCTTTTGTATCTACATCTTCAGGATTAGACTTAGATAATGGAAGACTAGATAGGGTGCGAATGAGGTCAGTGCAAGTAGAAAGTATTTTTATTCTTGGTTCCTTACTAATAGGATCAAGTTGTAATCTACGATGCAACTCCATTTTTCCTGCTAACCTATTACGATCTGAGGGGGTAAATCTAGCACCACAACGTATTAAAGTTTCTGCAATACTAGGCCCTGTGCCTGTTCTATTCCAACACGAAGCATCAAGAACAGAGTGATACATTTGAGGATCATCCCCTTCAATATTAATAATTATGTTTGCAAGGTTTTCAGCAGTTTGTCCTTTACCATAAAATTCTTTGTAAATCCAAAGAGTATCATCCCAATCTAAAGCACCCCAAAGTACGCAAGCAGGGGCAGAATATCCATAATCTGCTGCACGAAGTCTAAGCCAGTTAGTAGGTATTTGAACTTGAGATGCTTCAACAACATGAATACCTCTTGAAAACTCTGGGAAGGCTGCTCCCTCTGCAACATCCCAATCCCCATCAAGAAGTCTTCTTCTTTCCACTTCTGGGAGCGATCTTAGCATGGCTTCATATTCACCACTCTCTGCTAAGTAGGGGTTATCTGTCAACCTTGCAGGAATAAACTTACGAAGAAATAAAGGTTGACCTGCTTTTCCATTTGGTGCTGACTGAGGCCACACTAAAGGATGACCAGTTTCAACATCTGTAGCTGCAAACGGTGTATTAGCAGGGGCAGGATCAATATACATTTTCTTAACCCACCATCCTCCTACACCACCGGGGTTGCCTGTGCAACGCATATAAGCATCAATATCTGGATCAGTGGTACGAAGACGAGAACGTAAATATTCCCAGACATAAGGAGTTGGGTAGTGTGTGATCTCATCAATACCTATCCATGTAAACGCTTGCCCTTGATACCGTGTAACGTCTTTGTCTTTGTCAAGGTATGAAAACCATGCGGTAGCACCAGATGGAAACTGCCACATCGCTTTGGATTCTCTAAAGACTGCACCGGGAAAAGCTTTTGGATAAAGTTGTTTACTTTTATCAACAAGCTCTGTAAGTTCATCCAAAGTACGCCTAATAATAAGAGCACGATGATTGGGGTTATCACAATACCGAAGAAGATCAGCAAGCAAAGCATAAGACTTACCACCACCTGCAGCCCCACCATAGAAAACATCCCTTTCAGGACTTGCCAAAAAGTTTGTTTGGGGACCTGAATTAGGTTTGAAAACAACATCAGCCTCATTCTCCACAAGTTCTCTTACAGCTTTCGGCACATTATTTAGTGTGCTCTCATCTAATACCTTTGAACCTTTAGAATTAAAGATTGCGTTTTCAACCTTTTTTAAATTCTTTTCTTTTTTCTTTACTCGTTCTCTTGCTCGTTCTGCTTTTTTGGTAGCCGCTTCTTTCGCTTTTTTAGCCTTTGATAAACTTCTTTGCGAGACTCTTCTTGCCTTTTCTGCACGAGAAACGTTGTAGTTGCCTTTTTTACCTTCAGCAAGTTTAGGCCGTCCTCTTTTTTTAGTTTCTGTCATTAATCAATATTTAAGTATATAACAACGCCTATCGTAATAAGCATACCAAAGAAAGCTGTAATTAGTATGGCTAAAGCTATTCCTTTTATAATCTCTACTTTTTTTCTACGTTTATTAGCTGCTTCTTCTTTTTCTTTTTTTACTAATAATCTTGCTTCCCTCTCATACTGAAGAAATTGTTGCCAACTACCCGGACTTCCATACAACTGCATAAATTCTCTAAGTTCTTCACGCTGTTTTTGTATTGTTTGCACATGGATTAATCTATCCATAGCTGCCTGAGAAGTTGAACTTCCCATTACATTTTGTTTATTATTTTCTTCTTGTACTTGTGAACAACCTCTAGCCCACATACTTAACTGTTTACTGCAATCTGCTACATCACGACCATTTTGTAAAAGTTGTTTTACTTCTCCAAAGGCTTTATTAGCAAGTGCAATTCCGCTAATTATGGTTACTGGATCAACCATTAATATTTAACCTTACGAGGTGCGCCTCTTTTATTGTAAACTTTGCCTCCTTTTGCAAAATTTAAATTTAAATTTACTCCTGCTCTATATGAAGGCTTTTTATCTATATTGTCTGTTATAGACCCTCTGACACCAACCCTTAAATTATCCGACAATTTTTTTTGTAGTCCTACTCTGTATTCTTTTTCAAAAGGACTCATGCCCATTCCAACAGAAACTCCTGTTTTCTTATTAAGTGGTATTTCTGCTTCAGCACCTAAATACTTTTTAGATAAATTAACATTAAAAATTTTCCCTCCTGAATCTGTTACTTTAATTCCTCCTCCTTTTATTTGACCGCTATATATGTTAAGAGGAGTTAGTTG